TTGACGCCTGGGATGAAGATTATTATGAATCCAAACGATCTGGCGGTGCTGCAGCGACCTTTAAAGTTTTAGAGCTTCTTGATGAAATCCAGTACGGTGGTCCCATGGATGTTCATGAGGCCCAAACCGAAATGCGTGACCTCATCCGCCAAGACCCTGCATTTGAACACATGATGTATGCCCTTGCAGGCCGAGAAAATGTCCCTTATCTCCGTGATAATGTGGTGCGTGGTCTTCGTGAAGCATTAGTTAATGCTGGTACGCAGAACAAACGCGAAGAATGGAACAAAGGCATATTCTATTTGCAAGGCACCGTACCCATCGACGGTAAGCCTAAAGTGTTCACCACGTTCTATACACTAAGCCCTACTATGAACGCGCAAATCTTGATCACTGCCCGGCATGGTTTGACAATCCCAAAACCTGGTGCGCCTCATATAGAGTTATTACCACTTGAACATCAGGTGGGGCAGAAGATTAAGCTCTTTTCTGCTGACGGCACCCAAATTGCGCCTGCTGAAGTGCTTTATGTCTCAGATGACGTTGATGACGTTGCTATCCTTTCAGCACCCGTAGCACATTGTCCTGGTGTCAAACCTTTCAAGCTCGTCGAGACCAAACAAGCAATGGTTTTTGCTCCTCGCATAGCTGATAATGCTATTAAATTAAAAGAATGGTCTTTTGGGCAAGCTACGCAAGAGTTAGTCCAAATGAATGAGGGTGAACGCCTTTTCAAACACACAGTCGACACTGATCATGGTGATAGTGGATGTCCCATTATTCGTGCCAGCACCAATGAAGTGGTCATGATGCACATTGGAAACCAGGTTGATAATGCCGGTGTTCCGGCCGGCATTTTGTTGGAACATGCTAAGAAGGCCGAGCGCCGGATTAAGGAGTTGAAGAAACCCATAGCTTCTCCTGGCACAGTGCCACGCCAGTTAGAGTTCGGATATGCTCCTACCAACGGCACCATATCTACCATGATACGCCACAACCAAATTGGATGGGTTAAGGAATACGATCCGAAGTTTGATCACGTCGCTATGTATACTCCGAGACATAAACAGGCTCGCAAAGAGCGAATGTCAGAACCCCGTTATACTGAGTTTTGTTCGACGAATCCGCCCCCTGCTATTAAGCAGCGATTTTGTCCGAATGTTTTGACTGAAGAAAATCTCCGGGTGGCTGCGGACAAATTTCGCTATACTACGCGTTTTCACCCCGAACTCCCCAATATGCAGCATTCAACGGTTTTACTCGTTGAGTTATTGCGCAAAGCGGTTAGTTCCAAGGCTCGCATGTGGACCTATAGCGAAGCCTGTGCAGATGTCGACCCTACAACTAGTGTCGGTTATCCTTATGATAAGCTGTGGCACAACAAGGGCCAGGCTTTGGCTGACCCCAAACTTGGTGAACTTGTTTCAAATTATTTGTTAAAACTTGGCACTTCAGAAGAGAAGCATGAAATTCTCACTATGAATGCCAAGAACGGTGAAATACGACTGGCAGAGAAGAAAGATAAAGCCCGAGTTATCTTTTGTGACTCAGTTGTTAGAGTCGTCGCTTCTAAAATGCTTGCTGGTGACATTTTCGACCAATTTTTGTCTGAGAGTAAACGTTCTCCCTCAGGCAATTTCTGGTCGGCTTTGGGTCTAGGACCCCTTAAAGGCGGCATGAACAAGTTGGCTACGTTGCTCAGCCACCATGAGTGCCATTCTGCTGATGGTGACGCCTGGGAGACCACGCAATCTTATGAAGCCATCCTCACCATGGGTGAGTGTATAGCTGAGGCTTGGTGTTTAAAAGGCCGACATAAAGAGCAGTTCATAGCACTAATACGCCAAGAAGCTGAGAGTTGGGTACTCGACATAGAAGGTCATTTTTTTGTTAAGCATGGCTGTAATGGCTCTGGTAATTTTCTCACTTCCATGTTAAATACTGTTTTCAACATGTGGGTTCACATTTATGGCATTTTGTGTCAACGTCATTACTCCACTATTGATGAGATGATGTTGCACTTTTCCATGTATCTACTGGGTGACGACGAAATCTTGGTCAACCGGGTTGAGTTTGACCGATCGGCGTTTTACCATGCTGCCTATATGGCTTTTGGCCTTACTTACACGCCTGGCCCAGAAGGTGATTTCACTCATCACACTTTTTATAATATGAACTTTCATTACGATGAGGAAATTAAACAATGGCTTCCTAAGCTCAATTGTGACAAAGCTCATGCCACCCTCAGCTCGTTTGTTGAACCCGACAAAGTCGGACAACGGGCTTATTCTATTGCCCTTCTGTCGTATGCTGACAGTGAATGGCATGACCATTTTTGTAAGTTCCTCACCTTTCTGGGCATTCAACCACCACCAAAGGCTGTCACCTTAGCGATTATGACGGGTAAGACCTCTTTCTTTGGCTATAATAATAAACTCGAAGAGGGCCAATGGCATCGTTCACTCGGAAAATTTTATGAACCAGAAACATACACATGGCTCGGCGATTTCGTGCCATCCACGCAGCTGGGAGATCGCCCGGGCTACGTATCCGCAGCCGTAAGGCATTCTAAACAACTAGAAACGGATTTCATAAAAGATTTTGGTGAAGGTGCCAAACAGCAATTAGACGACTTGTACGAGGTGTTTATGTCCAAAGAGTCTGAACGAAAATAT